AAAGGGGTGGGTTGACAAAACTTCAAAAATCTGATATAATTAGTAGACAAGCTCCAGAAGGCCACTTCAGAGTAATTGGCATATCGGAGGACGAAAAATCTGTTTGGGTAGTTGGTACATACACCGATTTTCGGTCAGCAAAATTAGTAGTTGACAATCAGAAGTCAGAGGGTGTACAATATTATGTACATAGTGATTCTAACAGAATTTTATATAGAGGATAGTAATGGAGAGTTTTGAGTTCATTGAATCAGCAATCATATTTGGACTAGATAACAAAAGAAGTTTAAGGGAGTTTAAACATACAGCAAAGGACTTTGCTAAGTTTGGTGAAGCGTATAAATTTGTTGTAAACCACTTCGATAAATATGGGGAATTCCCTTCTCCAGAAACCCTCGTTCAAGAATATAAACCCATTGGACTACACCCAGAAGCTCAAAGTGTTAACTTTGACTATGCGATGGATTGTTTTAAAAATCAAGTGTTGCAGAGACAAATTATTTCTGCTGTTCGTACTCAGAAAGATGTTGTGCAGGAAAATCCGAAGCAAGCCCTCTCTTCTATAATGACCAGCCTGACTGATATTGAGGTTGCTTATGACGAAGACATAACTATATATGATGAAGGTTCCACTGATAGATTGGGCGAGTGGAGAGAACGTACTAAGCAACGAAAACTGGGAGAGGGCTTAATGGGTGTAGCCACATCTTTTAAATCTCTGAATGGAACTGGTGTAGGCTGGATGCCAGGAGAATTGATAGCAGTATTTGCTAGACCTACAGTAGGCAAGACTTGGTTAATGGTACACTCTGCTGTAACTGCTATGATGCAAGGTAAAAAAACCCTTCTTATTTCTACTGAAATGCCTATCTCCGCTATCAGCTTACGGATAGATGTAGTATTAGGAGCGTTGACTGGTTACAAACTTTCTCACAAAGCTTTACGTTCTGGAGAACCTATTGATGAGGCGGTATACGCTAAGTTTTTACAGGAACAAGCCAACAGTAAATCGTTGCTAGTATGTGACCATATAGTAGGACAATCTACTATTTCTCTAGAAGCTATTGCTTCTTTGATTCGTAAACATAATCCTGAGTTTGTAGTAATAGATGGTGTATATCTAATATCTCAGAGTGAGAGTAAGAAGGCTATGTGGGAACAATCTCATGCCTTGTTCTATGGATTAAAAAACTTGTGCCTTGCTATGGATACGGCTATAATGGTTTCTACTCAGGCTAATAGGGATGCCTCTAATATGTTTGTGCCACCAAGGGCTGACCAAGTAGCGTTTGGCGATGCTCTGATTAGAGCAGCAGATGTAGCATTAGGAATGTGTAAGATGGAAGACGTTGACGATAAGCGTATAATTCAATTCCAGAAGTATAGGGATGGAGAGTTACCATCAGACATTGCTGTTATGCAATGGGATGTAGATTGTGGTGACATTAAAGAAATTCCTGATTATGTGTGGGCTACTGATTTCTGATGATAGCAACTGATTGGAACCAAATATTGATAACACATGGATTTGATGTACCTATAGATAAGGATGAATTTAATATTCTATGCCCGTTCCATGTGGACTCAGTTCCTTCCTGTGCAATCAATACAACTAAAGGTTTATGGATTTGCTTTCGGGGCTGCGGTCAAGGTAGCCTAAAGTATTTCATGCAAAAGCATTTAGGGGTTCCTTGGAACGAAGTAGAATCTGAATTGGATACTGCTCAGTGGTCACTGGATTTCTGGGATGAACTGAGTAGTATAGTAGAAACCCCAGTGGAAGAGGTTCACTTACCAGAAGGTTTAAGTATCCCGCAGAACCATTGGATATTCCGTAGAGGTTTTACTAGGGAAGTGTTAGAAGATGTGGGATGCATAGTTAATAAATATGGGGATTTGATTATCCCCGTAGAGGATTTTAATAATAAGTTACAAGGGTTTATTTCTCGTAGACAACAAGCTACTCCAAAGTATATGTATTCTCCTGGGTTCAGGAAATCTACTGTATTGTTTGGTGGCAACCTCTTAGAGAAATCTGCGAAAATATATGTAACTGAAGGAGCATTAGATGCATTGTGGTTAAGGCAACATGGCTACCCTGCCGTGGCTGTACTTGGAGCGCATGTCTCCAGGGAACAAATCAGACTCTTAAATACTCTTTATCCTGAGGAAGTTATACTGTGTTTAGACAATGATGAAGCTGGTCAGATAGGGATTAATAAAGCCCTACTTGACATGGAGCCTAGTTATATGGTATCATACATAGTAATACCAAGAGGTTATAAAGATGTACAAGACATTCATAACTCAAAGGTCTTGAAACAAATAATACAAGACCGAGAATATTGGTAAAAGGAGAACTCATATGAGTGGCATAGCAAAAATACAACAACTTAGGGACGACTATCGAAGTGGTGCAGGAACCACATTTACCCCTGGCAAGGAAATTTGGCTGAAAGACGGTGACCAAATCTTCCTAACCTCTATTGCTACTGGCGAAGAGGGAGACAGTTCCCTAGATGAATACTACATGTATACATTTAGGCAAAACAATCGTTGGACAAATGTTCTTAGGGACGATGGGATAGACCAATCCGCAGTACCTGATGATGTACGCCCTTCCCATAAATTTGCGTTCTGGGCTTATGTATATGAAATTATGCATGATGAAAAGCGGAACGAGGAATGGGAAAGCGTAGATGGCCCTGGTGGGAAAAAACTGTTCAAGGAAACCATTAACGACTTTCGCATTATACCCCTTGGTTTTGGGCGTAGTGACTACGTGTGGAACCAATTGGTAGAGGTGTACGAGGATTGGGGTAGCTTGGACAAGGGTGTGCTTAGGATTAAACGTACTGGTTCTGGTGCTACGGACACTTCTTACAGCATTACAGCCACTTCCCGTGCCTTAGAAATACCTTCAGAGAAGGGTGATGAGGCAGCGGAATTGGATAGCGTACATAGCTATTTGATGGAACGCTATGGTGGTTCTGTAGATGGAGAACCTGTTGCTACTTCTAATGGTACTTCTAAAGAGGATGGTTTGGGTGACCTCTTCTAATAGAATAGACTTTGATTCCTACTGCTTGGAACTGGCAGAGTTGGTTGCTAAACGAGCCACTTGCCAGCGAAGGGCAGTAGGATGCGTCTTAGTCGATTCCCAGAACCATATAGTAGCTACAGGCTATAATGGCGTACCTATTAATTTTCTGCATTGTACGGATGAACCCTGTGCAGGAGTTGATTACCCTAGCGGTGAAGGTCTAGACGAATGTATAGCAGTTCACGCAGAAATCAATGCGCTATTACAGCTACGGTCTGATGATAATCTAACCTGTTATTTAACTACTACGCCTTGTGTCCAATGTGCCAAAGCAATTTGTAACTCTAAGATAAAGCGCATAGTAGCTAGGACATGGTATCTTCAGGAAAAAGCCGAATGGTTTTTGCGGAATGCCAAAATTCAAGTGGACATAGTGGAATGTTAGTAGATACCCAAGAAAAGTTTGACGAAGTAATGCCAGCCCTGTTGTTTAGCCCTAGAAAAACTATAGATGTAGAGACTAATGGTTTAAATGCATTTGGGTACAATCAACTCTGTGGTGTAGGTATAGCTACTATGGAAGATGATGAAGCCTTTTATTTCCCATTCAGGCATCAGCAAGGCGATAATTTACCTTTTGGTTGTTTAGCTAAACTGATGGCAGTAGTATCTCAATCAACTGAAGAGTTGTTAGGCTATAACCTCAAGTTTGATTTACGATTCCTAGAAAATGATGGGCTAGTGGTTGACCGTATAGCGAAATTAGTAGACGTTATTGTGATGGTTCGTTTGACTGAACCTTCTACAGTAACAGAATTAGGATTGACCCCCACCATTAAACGCCATTATGGTACTGAGGCTGCGAATTACGACATTGATACGAAAAAGGTACTAAAGAGTAACAAGTGGAGCAAAGACTTCTCTATGGCTCCTGCAACGCTGCTAGGGCCATACTGTGAATTAGATGTAGCTTGGACATATAAAATCTACAAGGATTGCTACAAGAAGATACAGAAATCGGGGCAGGCAAGTATCTTTGAGTTGGAATGCAAACTTACTAGAGTGTTATATGATATGGAGTGCCGTGGTGTGGCGGTAGATAAAGCCTACGCCACAGAATCGTTAAGTAAGGTAGAAAAGCGAAGACTAGAAGTAGCCCAAGAGATTTTCGATTTGGTAGGTTATGAATTTTCTATCCAAAGCCCACAACAAGTTGGAGCCGTGTTTAATGAGATAGGAATTAACTCTCCTATTAAAACCCCAGGTGGAAAAGAATCGTGGAGTGAACTGGCTCTCATTGGTATTAATCACAAGTTAGCAGGACTTATTAGGCAGTATAGGTCACTAGGGAAGTTGCAATCTACCTACATAGAACCTTATACTGACATAGATACCCTGCATACTCAATATTGTAATTGGGGGGCATTAACAGGAAGGCTTTCTTCTCGTTCTCCTAACTTACAGAATATTCCCCGTAATCACTTTAAACTAACTTACAGAGATTTATCTGAGGAAGAACGCTTTGAAGTTAAGGAACGCATAGCCTCTGCTATGTCAGCAAAAGGGTTAACTCGTATTGGAGAGTTAGATGATGCTGTATTGGATACGTGGGGGTTCATGGGTGATAAATCCTTCAATGAACAGGATGAACATCAAATAGCCATTAGACGAACTTTTGTTCCAAGGGAAGGATTTAGTTTAGTGGCTTTTGATTACTCCCAAATGGAAGTACGTGTATTTCTAGACTACTTGGATAATGAAACCGTTAATGCAATGCTTCAGAAAGATGATGTAGACTTTCATGCAGAAGCTGCCAAACTTGCCTTCCATGTGACTGAAAATAGTAAGGACTTTGCTGAGAAACGACAACTAGCTAAGAATATTACCTTTGGTACTATTTATGGTATTGGTACAAAACGCTTGGCATTACAGTTACAAACTTCTCAGCCTGAAGCTGCTGACTATAAGAAGAAATATTTTGCTGGCTTAGAGGGTTCTAAAGAATTTTTTGATAGTGTTATGGCTACTGTAGTAGATAGAGGTTGGATAAAAAACCGATATGGAAGGGTTTACAAGATTCCTGAAGATTATAGCTATAAAGGCGTTAACTATTTAGTACAGGGTACGGCTGCTGATATTCTAAATGAGCGTATAATCGAAATACATAAGTATTTAATTGATAAGCAGAGCAGTATTTTAATGCAAGTACATGATGAGATTATTTGTGAAATCCATGACAGCGAGATAGATACCATACCGTGGAAGTTGAAAGAGCTTTTAGAAGAGAATAGTTTGAATATTCCATTGGTGGTTGATATGGAAGTATGTGAACCTTCATGGGCTACTAAAAGGGGCTACGGTGAAGCACCTAAGGTAGTGGAAGATATCATAGAAGATTATATTGATTGGAGTTAATATGGTACATAACAATTATGAGTTGACATTAGGAAAAAAGATTCAAGAATTCAAGAATCGTATAAAAGATTTAGAACGTATCAACCGTATGCATGAAGCCTTGAATGGGCAACTGAGGCAAGAAATTTCTCGCTCTGGTGATGATGCTACCACTTTTAATGGGGCTTGTATGCAGGAAGCCGTGGACATAGCAAACCTAGTCTGCCAGAAACAGACAGATTATGGAACTACGAATATCACAATGTTCGGGCTTGAAGGAATTATGATACGGTTATCAGATAAGATTAATCGTTTAATTAATTTGGTTCAGAATGATAAGCATCCAGAGAACGAATCTCTTCAAGACACCTTGACAGATATCGCTGGATATGCTATAATAGGATTAATGTTATCTCATAAAACTTTTGAATTACCGTTGAGGGACATAGATGTTGAAGAAACCAGTTAGGAAACCTTTTAGCAAAGGTAACTATAAGAAGAATGACAAAGTAGGGAAACAGGCTGTATTAAAGTACTTACATAGTATTGATATACCAGCAGTAGAGAACCCAGATTGGGGTGCTGATTTAATAGTTCCAGGGCATGAAGCTAGTTATGAGGTAGAAGTTAGAAGAATATGGACAGATACGTGGCCTCACCCTACAGTACATATACCTGAACGTAAAACAAAGTTGATGCACAAAGATAATTTGGTGTACGCTGTAGTGAATACCAATTTAGATAGAATTCTGTTCTGCCGTAGCGAAGTGATTAGACAGTATAAAATTATAGAGGTTCCTAATAAATCAATAGAAAA